GCAGTCGCCCATATCCGGCACCCAGCCGGGTTCCCGCGGCCTTGATGTTGTGAGGGGGTGTTCGTTTTGACACCGGGCCAGAGGCTGACGAGAACCAGTGAGGCCCAGTAACGGCGCGGGTTTCCAGGGTGTTTTGCCATCAAGGCCCGTTTTGCGCGAAGTGCAAAAAAATAGGCGATTCCTCGCCTTTTTTGCTCCGATTTTGGCACTGAAGCGCGCTTAGATTGGGCAGGAATAGCCTGGGGCCGGCGATAGGTATCATCGTTCCTGGCTTTGCACCTCATCCAACATGCCAACGAGCCGAGGCGAATCAAGGTGTTTCCGATGGGATGAGTAGCCACCTGATCCAACAGGCGTTTGAGATTCAGCGCAACATCTTGCTTCTTCATAACGATGGTCAAAAATCGACCAGCGTATTTCCGCAAGGAAAATAGCGCATCCCACAAACATGGTAGGCGTTAATCAGACGCCTATCCCAGCGCTTTCAGTAACTGGTCGATCTCGTCCTGGTCCGCGCCTTTCGATATGTAGTTGTACAGGACCGCGATAATTGCACCTTCCCTGTCCGCTGGAATCTCGATCCCACGTTCGCGGGACCATTCCTTGAGCGTACGCACCACGAGCTGCATCAGCTCGGTATCCACCTTGGCCGTGCCCGCGACGATCGTGCCCACGACTGGCGCCGCACTCTGGCGCGTGCCTTCGTCCGACTGCTCTTTCGGCAGGTATTTTTCGGGGATTTCGTAGAGACGACGCGTGCCACCTACACCTTTCTGTTCCTCGAAAGGCCACCCCTCACTAGCCGCCCTGGCAATGATCTTCCCTTTTGAAGTCGGCAGGCCAGGTAACTGCATCGCTGCAATTTCGGACGCCGAGTATCGATTTTTGTGCGGCACACTCATCCCCTTTTAAGCATTCCCATTTGGTCAATATTTCCAGCAATAGGAACACTCGCGTAAATAACAATGGAATCAATCACTTAATTCACGCCATTTCTCGGGAGTGAAAGATTCAAAGTGTTCCGTGCGGAATTCTCTTGACGGAACACTTGGGAATGCTTAGTATTCCCTTCTGAAGTCACCAAAACGGAGTTATCCATGAGCGTAGATAAATCTCAAAAAAAAGCCGCCCAAGCTGTTGATTGGCATCGGGCGGACGTTGTCGCGGCCCTTCACAAGAAAGGCTGGTCCCTGCGCGAGCTGTCCAGGCAAAGCGGCTTGAGCGATGGCACGCTGAAGTCGGCCCTGGATCGTCCCTATCCGAAAGCGGAGCGCATCATCGCCGCCGCCCTCGGTCTCGATCCCCGCGCTATCTGGCCGAACCGTTACGCAAAGCGTGATTTTACGCCGGTTTTAACGCCGCCCTCCCACTCTTCGCCCCGCCATCAGTCCGAACACGCGGCTGCCATGGCTTGAATCTTAGTCACGACCGAATCAGTGCGCTACCACGGCGATTCCCGGAGACACAGAAATGACAATGCGAAATAGGCGATGGAAGTCAGTCAGGCCGGCAAGCCTGTCCGAGGCAATGGAGCTGTGTGTGGAGTTTGCCACCGAGCACCGGCGCCCGATCAAGGTGCTGGCCGACCTGATGGGTGTCGAGCCCAAGACGCTCTACCGCTGGCTGTCCGACACGTCCATGCCGCTCAACAAGATCCGTCAGTTCGAGCACTTCTGCGGCGCATCCTTCATCAGCGAATACCTGTGCCTGGCGCACGGCGACAAGGTGGTCATCAGCATCCCGCTCGGCAAAAAGGCCGACGTGACCGACCTGGCCGAGGTCCAGTGCAGCTTCGGGCAGGCCATCGCACTGCTTGCCCGCTTTTACCAGAACGGCGAGGCGCTGGACGAGACTGTCAGCGCCCTGACCACCACGCTCACCCAGCTGGCGTACCAGCGCAGCAATGTCATCAAGGCCGCAGAGCCTGAACTTGGTCTTTTTAACGACTCACATTGAAGGGCAGGCATGTTCCAGCATTCAAGACAGAACGCGAATGACCTGCGCACACTGAGAGCAGTGCTCAGTGCGGCCTTACAAGATGGGGATGACTTCGTTGAATTTCGTGCGCGATTACAAACAGCGCTTGTCTCCAAGACGGGAGATTCGAAGGAACCCGCCATGTTTTCTCAACAAACGGACCGTTCGGATGCATAAGCTTTGCCAAGAAATCAAGCATCAGCGAGTTGACGACTCGTCTTACCGGTGGGGTGGCATGTCCCCATCCATCAATCTCAGGATTCGTTGCGAGGCTGATCAAGAACAGTGCGGAATCCATTTCGGAATCTGCATCAGCAGGCGTCATAACTCCACCGCTATTGATCCATGCCTTCTTCATCAACAGTTCATACAACGCCCCTGCAGCTTTATCGCAGTTGATTTCTTCGAACGCGTCTTTGTCCATGAGGAGTGTCCTGTGAAAGTGAATGACATGCAGTTTGAGAGCCTGCCAGGTCATTTTACCGAAGCGGGGCACGCCCTCACCCAATCCGGAGGCTTGGCATGAGCCAGGTAACCGTTAAAACCTACTACAGCGCGGCAGAACTGGCTGCCATGCGGCTGCCGATGCTGCCGACCAGTAAAGGCAAGGTGCTGGCCAAGGCCGAACGCGAAGCGTGGCCAAGCACTGAAGTTACGGGCATCGGCGGAAAGCGCCGCGAATACGCTCCACCGGCACCTGTCATGGTGGCCATCAAAGAATTTGTCGTTAAACGCCTACTTACAGGAGGGATGCATGAGAGTGAAGCTGTTATCGAAGGTGCTCATTGCCAAAACCCGCGCGCACATGCTGCGCAAGGGATACATGGTGAGAACGGAAAAAGGGCGCTCTCGCACGCCGAAATCGGTACGGGGACAGAAGATGGCCGCCAAAGTGGATGGCATGTCTCCTCTTTACCTGGCAATTCTCAACCGGCGCAGTCTGTTCAACACGGCATCACGCCTGCATCGCCGGGAAGGGTTCACGGGGCCGCTGAGCCTGTCAAGACTTCAATCGGTCAGGCGCGGGTACCTGCCGCTGCGCTGACTGACCGCCAGAGGCAGATCGCCGAGGCGCGCGCGGCCCTCCTGCGCGAGGTCGAGCGCATCGCCCAGGTCGTCGGCCGTGAGAAGGCGATCACCAAGGTCGTCATCATGGCGCAGGACGGCACGCTGCCCGAGCACCTGGCGCGCCTGGTTCCCGTAGCCAATGCGCGGTCCGGCACGGACGGCAAGCGCACGCTGACCCGGCGCACACTCTACCGCTGGTTTAACGCCTACCGGCCGGGCGACGTCCGCGCAGTCAATGCGCTGGCCCCAAAAGATCAACAGACGGCGGTTCGGATTCCCGCCTGGGCCCCCGACCTGCTTGCGTACTTTCAGGTGCCGCAAAACGTCTCACTGGCCTGGGCGGTGGAGCAGATCGCCGGCAAGCATGGCATCGACCAGGACAAGCTGTACCACCGCGCGCGCCGCTTCCTGGACAAGATGGGCAACGTCGAGCGGCATGCCGGACGCATGGGCGCGCGGGAAATCAAGAACATCAAGCCGTTCGTGCGGCGCGACAGCGGCATGCTGTGGCCGGGCGAGGTGTACACGGCGGACGGCCATTCCTTCGATGCCGAAGTGGCGCATCCGGCGCACGGCAAGCCGTTCCGTCCCGAGATCACCACCGTGATCGATGTCGGCACGCGGCGCGCGGTCGGCTGGAGCGTGGACCTGGCAGAAAGCGGGCTGGCGGTACTGGACGCGCTGCGCCATGCATGCGAGGTCGGCGGCATTCCGACCACGTTCTATGTGGACAACGGTTCCGGTTACAAGAATGCATTGATGAGCGCGCCTGGCGTTGGCATGGAAAGTCGGCTCCGCTTCACCATGACGCACAGCATTGCCTACAACTCGCAGGCGCGCGGCGTCATCGAGCGCGCCCATCAGACGATGTGGGTGCGGGCGGCCAAGGAATTGCCGACCTATATTGGCGCACCGATGGATGCGCAGGCCAAGCAGAAGATCCACAAGCTGACCCGCCGTGATATCGCGCTGGCCGGTCGCAGCAAGTACCTGATGCCGTTTAACGCTTTCGTTGCCTTCTGCGAAAGCAAGGTCGATGCGTACAACAACCGGCCGCATCGCAGCCTGCCGATGATGTTTGACCCGGCACTTGGCAAGAAGCGGCATATGTCGCCGAACGAGGCGTGGGCACAGGGCGTTAAAGACGGCGCGCAGTTGGCTGTCGTCACGCAGGAAGAGGCACGCGAACTGTTCCGTCCCCAGCGTGAAGCGAAGGTTCTGCGTGGTGAAATCCGCCTGTTCAACAACCTGTATTTCGCACATGAGCTGACCGAATACCACGGCGACGTGGTGCGCGTGGCCTATGACATCCACAACGGCGACATGGTGTGGGTGTACGACCAGCAGGGGCGCTTCATTTGCGAAGCCGGCTTCGAAGCCAACAAGCGCGCCTACTTCCCCGAGTCGTACCTCGACCGGAACGAACGCAAGCGCATCGAGGGCCAGCTACAGCGGATCGATCGCAAGCGGGAAGACGTCGTGCTCGCCGCGCAGAGAGGTGAGAAGTACATCAAGGCGCTGGAGGACAACCCCAGTCCAACTCTGGAGTTGATGGGCGCGCTGACCGCCATTGAGGAGGTTGTGCCGGCTGAGCCGATCATACCGGCCTCCAACGGGCGCCCGATCTTCATGCTGGAGTCCGACCGCTACGAGTGGCTGATGCAGCACCGTGATGCATGGACCGACGGCGACCGGCAGTTTTTAACGCAGTTTGTTTCCGGCGATATCTATGAAGGGCTGCGCGAGCGGTTTGAGGCGCTGGGCCTGGCCTGGAGCGGGTTCGACGGGAATGTTTTGAAGGTGGCTGTCTGACGCGGGCACGCCAGACAGCCGATTGATGAAGTCGCAGTAGCAACCACAACTTGGGAGAGTATAAGTGAAAAAGGGATTTGTCCAAAACAGCAATTACGCGCGCTTCCTGCAGGCCGTCAAGGCGGTCGAGCTGCGTGGCGCGCGCGAGGCGTCGCTGATGCTGGTGACCGGCCCGGCCGGCCTCGGCAAGAGCGAGACGGTGGACCGCTTTGCGGTCGACACCAACGCCGTCTACCTGCGCGCCAAGGAAACCTGGACCAAGCGCGGCCTGCTGGTCGAGATGGCGGACACGCTGCGCATCCAGACCAACACCACGAACCACGACATGCAGGCGCGCATCATCGGCGCGGTCGGCGCGCGCCAGACGCCTATCATCATCGACGAGGCCGAATTCACCGTGCGTTCGAGCGCCAGCATCTTGGAATGTGTGCGCGACATCAGCGATCTGACGGAAACGCTGGTGGTGCTGGTCGGCATGGAAACCATGGAAACGCGCATTGCCCGCTATCCGCAGATTTCCAGCCGTATCGCCCAGGTGGTGCACTTCCAAGCCCTGACCGAACAGGATGTGCAGTTGGCGTGCAAGCAGTTGGCAGAAGTCGACATCGACGCCGACCTTGTACGCGAGCTGCACCGTCAGAGCGAAGGAAAGATGCGCCTGGTGATGAACGGCATTGCGACCATCGAGCGCGTGGCCAAGGCCAACAGCCTGGTGCGGGCGGCGGCGGATGCCTTCAAGGGGCTGGAGCTGTGCATCGAGTGGCAGGCGCGCCGGCCGCGCGCGGGAGCGACGCGATGATCTGGACCTCCCAAACCGTCATGAATGCCGTCAAGGCGCTCTATTGCCCGCGCGGCTGCGTGAAACACGATGCCATCGTCAAGCACACCAGCCTGTCCGGTAAGCAGGTTGCCGACGCATGCGCCAAGCTGGTGGCGCATGGCTATATGAAGCGTGAAACCTATGCCGATGACACCGTCAAGCCTGGCTGCTACACGCTGACTGCGCTCGGCCGGGCAGCCTTGGAAGAAGGCGCCAGGCTCACCAGCGGACCGAAGGGGCCGACAGGCAAGACCCGGCCGCGCACCGACACCCTGCGCGACCGTGCCTGGCGCGCGCTACGCATCCGCCGCAAGGCCAGCGTGCCGGAACTGATCGGCGTGCTGCTGGATGCCGGCATTAACTATGCCGAGGTCAAGCGGGCGCAAAACAACCTGCACAAGTATTTCGCGCTGCTCACACGTGCCGGCTACCTGGCCCAGATGCGCAGAGACGCGCCGCAGTCGCCGACATCGAATGGCGCGAAACGATTCCTGCTGGTGCGTGATACCGGCCCCTTGCCGCCGATCCCTCAGGTTGGCGCCGGCAAGGTTTTCGACCAGAACGAGGAGAAGCCGTATGACATCGTCCGTTAAACAGGAACCGGAATGGATGGCGATCCTGCGAGCCGATGTCCAGGCCACGGGCAGCATCGCCGACACTGCCCGTCGCATAGGAGTCTCTCGGCCGGCCATCTCGCAGATCCTCAACGGCATCGGGCCGTATGGCACTGGTAAGTCCAGCACCGTCAGGGTCGCGGAGAAGGTGATGAACACCATCGGTCTGATCGCATGCCCGTTCCTGAGCCAGGATCGCGGCACGGAGTATCGCATCACGGGTCTGCAGTGCCGTGAATATGCATACCGCACCACACCGCCGACCAACAGTCCGCGCGACATGCGCCACTGGCGCGCGTGCCAGGGCTGCAGCAAGCGCGTTCCTGCCGCTGCGGTGGCTACGCCAGAAACGCCGAAGCCTGCTAGGAAGATCGGCAAGGTCGGCGCCGTTAATAACGAAATCTACTGCCAGCAAGCCGGCGTGATCGACAAGGTGACGTTGCCTTTGCCGGTGGTTGGTGGGCCGCAGGTGGAAGAGGAGGTCGTGTGATGCAGATCGATACTCAGCAACACCGTGTATTCAACACCGAAACCGTTCTCCGTCTCGGACTGCAAAACCGTGTAATGCGCAAGCTGCGCCAGCTCGGCTGCAAGGTAACGCAGGCGTCGCTCGATCCGTGTCTGACGATCGCGGTGGAGCCGTCCGACACGCTGCGCATGCGCCGCCAACCGGGCGGCCATTCCATGCGCAATACGGAGGAAGGCCGCCTGGTCTGCATCGACGTAGACGGCTGCAAAGTGATCTGGCTGGAAACCAATCCGTCGTGAGTACGTTCATCGACGGCCAATTTAACGTGCATAGGGAGAAAAACATGACTACTTGGGACCAACGCGTCAAGGCATCACTGGAAGCAGGCAAGAAGCCGGCCTATAGCGATTATGAAGAGGGCTTGGAGTACACGATGAAGGAGCTGAAAGCCGTCAAAGCGGTGCTGCAAGACATTTCAGGAACGCTGGCGCAGATCGTGATTGCGCGCATGCACGGCGACGCGACGAGCGCTCTGGAGGCGATCGACAAGGTGATCGAGAACAACGTCATCGTGACGGCACCCGGTGACCTTCATTAATCAACGGCATTTCAATGGGAGGCATTGACATGAACTCTGAAAACTACACCCCGCGCGCCGGTAGCAAGGTCGAGGCGGCGACGCAAGCACTGAATGATGGTCCGATGACCACGGCTCAACTGGCCTCGGCGATCGGAATGGCCAAGTGCGACCTGCCCGCCACCTTGTCGGCGGCGATCGACCACGGCGTTATCCGCCGCGTAAAGGATGAAACCGGCTTGATGCACTACGCACTCTGCGGCCAAGTCCTGGATGGCCGTTTCACCGACGCCGGTGGTCGCACCATGCCGGATACGCAGATGGTGAGATCCGTCACGAAGCCCAGCGTCAATGCGTCGGCTGAGGCCCTGGGGGCAGCAAACCTGTTCGGGGCACGCGGTGGGATCTTCCCAGCAAACCCGCTCACGGCCAGGCCGAAGGAACCGGTAGCGCGCAAACCGCGCGCCATGGCGAAGGTCGAGACGTCACCGGTTGCATCGGAGCCGCCCGCACAGCAGGAAGAAAAGCTGGTCGCAGGGCTGTTCAACACCGGCGAGCTGATGATTTCCGCCGGCGAGAAGTCAATCCGCCTGAGCCAGCAACACACGCGTGAACTGTTCGAGTACCTGGACAAGATCACCGACATGATTCAAGCAGCCGAGGGGCACCAGGCTCTCAGCGCGACGCGCATCGGCTCGCCTCTTCTTTAACGTTAATAGGGAGTAATCACAATGAGCGCAGTTCAACAAATTGAAACCATTCCGACCGGCTACCGCAAGGATGCGCAAGGCCGTCTCATTCCGGAATCGATGATCAAGCCGATCGACGCCGAGCGTGACACTCTGGTGCAGGCGCTGATCGCCAGCGCGCAGAAACTGAGTAAGGAGATCGGCGACTTCAAGGTCAAGGTGTTCGGCGACGTCGGCGCGTTCGTCCAGCTGTCGGCCGAACAGTACGACACGAAGCTGGGCGGCAAGAAAGGCAACGTCACGCTGTACAGCTTTGATGGCCGCTACAAGGTCCAGGTGGCTACCGCCGACAACATCGTGTTCGACGAGCGCCTGCAGGCGGCCAAGTCCCTGATCGACAAGTGCATCGACGAATGGAGCAAGGACAGCCGGCCCGAGATCAAGGTGCTGGTGCAGGAGGCGTTCCAGACGGACAAGGAAGGCAACCTGAACACCGGCCGCGTGCTGGCGCTGCGTCGTCTCGAAATCGAGGACGATCGCTGGCAGCGCGCGATGAAGGCGATCGGCGAGTCCGTGCAGGTGGTCGGCAGCAAGCAGTATGTCCGCTTCTACGAGCGCATTGGTGACACGGATCAGTACGTGGCGATCAGCCTGGATATCGCTGCCGTATGAATGCGATCGTCCTTTTCAGCACGACTTTCGTCCTGGTCTTTGCGCTCGGCGTCAACACGCTGAGCGTTAATAAAGGCCAGTACGGAATCGCGTTTTTAACGTCGTTCCTGATCAGCGGCAGCAACCTGGTCATCCTGCGCGCCGTGCCGCAGGGTGACCTGCTTGAGGTCGCCGCCTACATGCTCGGCGGTCCGTTCGGGATCGTGACCAGCATGTGGGTACATGAGCGCGTGCTTGAACGAAAGAGATAGAGGAGGCCATCATGGAAATCGACCTGCCGAGATTCGTTAATGGCGTACGTGAGTTCGTCCTTGGACAATTGCACGGAAACCTTACTGCTACGTGTTACGACAGCGTGCGTGCAGTTGACCCTGCATGGCTGGCAAACGTTGTGTTGGAGAGCCAAGGACAACCGCTTCCGACGAAGCCGCAGATTTACATCAGCGAGACAGAACTTGATGCATTCAATCGTTTCTGCGAATGCTGCGAAGACTCGGACGCTGACGGGCATGACGTACCCAAGGAAATGATGGCGCGGCTCTGCAAGATCGGGCTAGTCCGGTCTTGCGGATTTGGCAAGCACGAAACGACGCGATACGGCGACGCTATACGCTGCCAGGCTAGTGAAAATCAACGACAACGGGGATAAACCACATGAAAGCTAGAGTGCATCATTTCTCGGAGCCGCGTAGACGAAATTCCGGTTACGACTGCGAAGAACTGAAGATCGAAATAGATCTTCCTTTTGTGCCGACGCAAGGAACCGGATTGCAGGTAACGCCAAATGGGGAAATTCTCATCGTCGATCAGGTTATGTGGTTAATCGAAGAGCCAGACGTTCTCTTAGTTTTTACGAAGGAGCCAGAGATATCGTTTCGGCCATACAAAGAAATGATCGCGGAAGGCTGGGTCGGGGATTAATCCAAGGGAAAAGGCTGTGAACGTAATGGAGTCACCATGCAGATAACAAAAGAACAGTGGACGAAAGTCGAGGCCGAGCTGTCGCGGATCTATGGCTACGTCAAGATGAAATGCGACGGGTATGAGTTGACACTCGAAGTCAGTCCGGTTGCTGCGCTTCAATGCGGCATCGTCGTCTACGTTAATGGCCAGTTCAAAGGGAAATGGCTTATTGAAGACTGTGAAGAGCGGCGGCGTTTTTTGCGCCCGGTAGAGCGTTTCCTATGGGGCACAAAGCAGCGCGCCGGCTTTCTCAAGATCTATGGTGGGAAACGCGCGCCCAAGAAGGAAGTCGAGCGGATCAATGAGAAGATCACCGCCTATTACAGCCACTGGACCAGCGTTACGGCGTTGCGCCGCCACCTGAAAAAAAACAACCACGACATCCAATTACTGTCGGTCGGCGAGGAAGTCATTGCATTGCCAGATCAGGCTCGCGCCACGTCGTGCGAGTTGGTTTCCGCTCTGGGGTGAAAGACATGGCTACCAAAGATACCAATCGCAACAAGGAAATCCGGCTGATCCAGATCGCCAAGCGCCAGCTCAACATGGACGACGACGTCTATCGTGGCCTGTTGCGCGAGGTCGGCGGCGTCGACTCGTCGACCAGGCTCGATGCGGCCGGCCGGGGCCGCCTGCTCGATCGCTTCGCTCGCCTGGGATTCGTGTCCACCGCGCGTGCCAAACGTGCCGCCAAGGGTTCCATGAATGTGGCGCCCGACCGCGCGAAGCTGCTGGCCAAGATCGATGCGCTGCTGCTGTCGCAGGGGCGCGATCGCCGCTATGTCGAAGAGGGCATGGTGCAGCGGATCTGCAAGGTCGACAGCCTGTCGTTCTGCACGCCCGAGCAGCTGGTCAAGCTGGTCGCGGCGCTGCAGTACGACAAGAAACGCCACGAAGCCCGGTAACCTGCCCTGGGAGGACCGCCATGCACACCGACCTGTCCCATCTGCCGACGAGCGCGCAAAAGCTGATCGCCTTGATCGGCCTGCCGGCGACGCTATGTCTGGTCGACAAGTTCGGCGGTTGCACGATCACCCTGTACGGCAGCGAGAACAGCCTGCAGAAAATGACCGATATCGTCGGACAGGACGCGGCGTTCAAGCTGTTGAAGTTCTACGGAAATGCGCCGTTCACCGTGCCGCTGTGCCATCGCGCGTTAAAAGCGGTGCGCAATGCCGACATCCATGCCGAGTTCGACCGGCTGACCATGCAGGAAGGTCTGTCCGCTCGCGCCAGTGTGACAAAAATCACCAGACGATTTACACCGTACCTGCATGAGCGTACCATCTGGCGCATTCTCAAGCGGTCGACGGCCATCAAGCCGATCGACCCGCGCCAGATTCCCCTGTTGTAACCCTTCCCGAATTTCCTCCTCCCGTCAGCACGGTAGTGCTGACACGTGTCACCACTAATCATCCCTCGCATGCGCGCGTACAGTCCGGGCTAACGGTGACGTACGGCAACCCGGCATGTCACCGTCCGTTCAATCACGAACCAGGACAGGACCACGGCGATGCATGAGACCGACAACGAGATCGAAAACGAAACAGAAAACACCCGCGACAAGCTGCGCATGATCGAATGGCTGCTGGTCGCGGCGCTCCTGCTGGGATCGGCCGGTCTCATGCTCCTGCTTGGCATCCGTGGCCCTTATCAAACGCTGGTCTGGAAGCTCGGCCTGGTCACGCTGGGCGGCTTTGTCGGCTACCGTCTGGACCGTGCCGCATACCGCGACCGTATCACGCTGAACAGCCCGCCGCCGATCATGATCCGGCGCGCCATCATCATGGCCGCGTGCATTGGCGGCCTGGCACTGGGGGTGTAATGGGAAACTTCCTGCGCCTTCTCGCGGCCTGGACGATCGGCATTGCCATTGCGGTGGTGCTGCTGATCGCAGGCTGTCTCTCTGCATTCGCCGGCGACCTGTGCAGTCAGTATCGACGGACGCTGATGCGCGAGGCGCAAGCCGTGATGGGCTTGGGTGCGCCGATTCCCGCCCTCGCTGGCCAGATGCGTCAGGAGTCGTCGTGCGACGCCGACGTGACCGCCTGGGACAACGGGCGCGGCCTTGCCCAGTTCATGGACGCCACCAGCGAGCATGTCTCCAGGATGTATCCGGAGCTGGGCGCGCCGGACCCGTACAACCCGACCTGGGCGATTCGTGCCCTGGTGCGCTACGACGACTGGCTGTACGACCACGTCAAGGGCACCGACGACTGCGAGCGCTGGGGCGCGGCCTTCAAGGGTTATAACGCCGGCCTCGGCTACGTGCAGCGCGCGCAGCGTCAATCGCCCACGCCTGGCAAGTGGTTTAACGCCACAGAGAACATCAACGCCGGCCAGAGCGAAAAGAACTTCATCTACTCTCGCCGCTATTCGCACCTGATCCTGTTCAAGCACCAGCGCCTCTATGAAGACTGGGGCGTGACGCTGTGCCTGGAGGACGCGCGGTGAATCCGTACCTGGCTATCGGCTTCTTGCTGTGGTCAATCGCGCTCGGCGGCGGTGCGTTTGTTTTTGGTACCCACGTCCAGCACAACGCCGATATCGCCGACCAGCAAACCGAACGCGAAAACGATGCGGAAATCCTGCGCATCAAGAATCGCAAGGGCGTGGCCGCCGGCGTGCGCACCGAGAAGGCACAAGCCAGGAATGATCAATTTTTTCAGAAACTTCGAGCCGACTATGAAAGCGATAAGAAACAGCATCCTGCTGCTGGCTGCGTGCTTGATCCTGTCAGCCTGCGCCGCTGGAACGAGGCAAACGCGGGGGCAGACGGCGACGCCGCAAGCGAACCTGCTGCAGGAGTGCGGCCCGGTGCCGATGCTCAAGGACGGTGAGGATGCCGTGGACAACCATATCGAGCTGTCGCGCCTGTACCACGTCTGTCGCAATCGCGTCGCCGGCTGGATTGACTGGTACCGGTCGACCGAGGGGGAGCAGTGACGGATATTTTTGACCGTGCGACCAAGGCGGAAGAAGAGGACCGCGCTGACGCCATCAGCCTGCAGCAGTTCAAGCGTGAGCAGGAGATCCAGCACCATCAGCGCGTCGTCGAGCAGTTGGGCCATGAAGTAACGCATTGCGGCGCATGTGGGATCGAGATTCCCGCCAAGCGTCGAAAGGCAGTGCCGAACTGCACCAGATGTGCGGACTGTCAGCGGGACGTTGAGGTCCGTAACAAGATCATGAACCGTTAAAAGAAGGGTACGCATGCAAATCAGTAACGAAGACCTGGCCCGTATCCTCGGGCGCATCGAGGGCAAGCTGGACGAGCAGACAAATGTATCAAAACGCCTAGAAGGCAGCATTGCCGGGCTGGATGCCAAGGTCAGCCGCCGTCTCGATGAGCACGACCTGCGCCTGCGCGAGCTGGAAGTCGCCAACCCGAAAGCGCTGAAAGACCGGGTCGACAACCATGAGGAGCGCATCCGCTCCCTGGAAAACGGCGCGGCCAAGGCTGGCGTGATCGCCGGTGTCGGCTCCAGTGTGGCGGTTGCCGCCCTCATCGAGCTGGTGAAGCGCAAGCTGGGACTGTAATGGCAAAAAGTGACGACGTCCGCGCCCTGGTGCGCAAGCATTACGTCTTCGACCGCCTGTCCATGGACCAGGCCGCCAAGCTGGCCGGCGTCGCCTATACGACCGCCAAGCGCTGGAAGAGCAAGGCGGCCGAGGAAGGCGACGACTGGGACAAGGTGCGCAGCGCAGCGGCATTGGCCGGCGGCGACGTCGAGCAGCTGGCGCAGCAGATCCTGACCGAGATGCTGGTGCAGTTCAATTCGGTGCTGGAGCTGATCAAGGCCGACAAGGACATGCAGGCGGCCACGCGCGTCGAACTGTTGACCAGCCTGATGGACAACATCCACAAGAGCATGGCGGCGATGAAGAAGTTCCTGCCGGAAGCCAACACCCTGGCGATCGGCATGACCGTCCTGCGCGGCCTGGCCGAGTTCGTCCAGGAGCGCTTCCCGCAGCACGGCTCGGTCCTGGTCGAGATACTGGAACCGTTCGGCGACGTGCTGCCCAAGATACTGGCGGATGCCAAATGAGTCGCAACGATTTAACGCTGAAGGAATTGAAGGACGAGCTGGCCGAACTGGTCAGCTCTTTGCGTCAGGACATCGAGGCGCACAAGATCGGCCTATCGGCGTCGCCGGAGGCGATTCGCGAGCGCCGCAAGCGCGTGCTGGAAGGCGACTTCCGGTTCTTCGCCTACACCTATTTCCCGCACCATGTACGCGGCGAACCCTCTCTGTTCCAGGCGCAGTTCTGCAGCCGATTCCCGCAGCTGCTGCGCCAGCCTGGCGGCGTCAAGGAATGGTGGATCGCGCCGCGCGGCGAGGCCAAGTCGTCGCTGCTGACCAAGATCGGACCAGTCTGGTGCGCCGTGCAGGGGCTGCTGCAGCGGCCGGAGGTGCGCAGCGAGATCGGCTGGCAGGGAGATCTACCACCCTTCATCGACTACATCATCCTGCTGGGCGCTGAAACCAAGCTGCCGACCAAGCTGGTCGAAGTCGTCAAGACAGAGCTGACGGTCAATGCGGCGCTGGCGATGGACTTTCCGGAGGTCTGCGGTCGAGGATCGATCTGGAAGGTCGGCGAAATCGTCACCAGGACCAACGTGAAGGTGGAGCCGTTCGGTGCCGAGCAGGCCATTCGCGGCACCTTCCACGGCGCCAGCCGGCCGAAGCTCTTGATGGGCGATGATCTGATCACCGACGCGGAAGCCAAAAGCCCGACCGAGCGTGAGAACCGCTGGAACTGGCTGACCAAGGCGATCGACTACCTCGGCCCGCCGGACGGCAGCGTCAAATATGCCGGTGTCGGTACCATCCTGGACAAGGACGATCCGATTTCCCGCGCCAAGCGCACCATCGGCCATGTCGTGCATCACTTCCGCGCGATCGAACAGATGCCGACCGACATGGCGCTGTGGGAGCAGTGCGAGGAAATGATGCGCAACGCCGATGCCCGCGCTGCCGAAGAGGCCGCCAGGGCCGGCAAGGTCGTCGCGGACAGCGAGCTGCCGTCATACCGCTTCTACCTGGCCAACAAGGCGGCAATGGACGCCGGCGCGGTGGTCTCCTGGCCGGCGGTGCGATCGCTGTTCTGGCTGATGCGCCAGCGGGCGACCGCACGCCGCGCGTTCAATACCGAAATGCAGGGCGATCCGCGCACCGATGAGGACAAGGTGTTCGGGAACATCACGTTCTGGGTGCAGCGGGCGCTGGACTGGATCATGTTCGGTGCGTGCGACCCGTCCATGGGCAAGGGGGAGACCTCCGACCCGTCGGCCATCCTGGTCGGCGGCTTCGATCCCCGCATGAAGCGCCTGCATGTGATCGAGGCGCTGATTAAGCGACGCGTGCCGTCCAAGTTGGAGGCCGACTTGATCGCGATTCAGCGGGAGTTCCGCTGCCGTGCGATCGGTTTCGAGAATAACGGCGCGTTCGAGCATTCGCGCCAGACCTTCATCAAGGCCGGCATCGAGGCCGGTGTGCCGCTGCCGCTGGTCGGGATCACGGCGACCGTGGCGCCCGAGGTCCGGATCGATTCGCTGGAGCCGTTCATCACGGACCAGTTCTATCCGACCATCCTGTTGCACGCCAAGCTCAAGCAGCTGCTGGACGAGCTGGACACCTGGCCGCAGGCGCAGCCGAACCACCACTACGACGGCCTCTCTGCCCTGTACATCCTGCAATGCATCGCGGTCACACGCGGTGCCGGCATTTACGAACATCAAAGCGTCCCACGGCGCGGCGGTGTCAATACTGACGCAAGCCGTGACGGTGGCGACACGCACTCCAGGAGAATGGTGTGACAAAGATTCTTGATCAATTCGGCAAGCCGATCGACCGCGTCGTCCTGGACGAGCCGCAGACCGCCCGGATCTCGGCGCTGCAGAACCAGTACCTGACGCCGATGCTCGGCGGTTTAACGCCGACCCGCCTGGCGCGCACCCTGCTGGAAGCCGACCAGGGCAACCTGCTGGACCAGCATCGCCTGTTCGCCGACATGGAGGAGCGCGACGGCCACCTGCGCGCCGAGATGGACAAGCGCAAGAACGCGATCGTCGGTCTGTCCTGGGACATCGTCCCGCCGCGCAATGCCAGTGCCGCCGAAAAGGCCGCTGCAGAGTGGGTACGGGAGGTGTTGCAGGATGCGGTCGACCCGCTCGAAGACTTACTGCTGGCGATGATGGAAGGCGTTGGCCACGGCTTCTCCTCCGTGGAACTGGAATGGCGCAACGAGGGAGGCGAGCTGCTGCCGTCCTTCCATCCGCGCCCGCAGGAATGGTTCCGGCTGGACCGTTCACGCACCGAACTGCGCCTGATGGACGCGACCATGGACGGTATCCCGCTGATCCCGTTCGGCTGGGTCATGCATACCCATGGCAAGGCCAAGACCGGCTACATGGGGCGCATGGGCCTGTATCGCACCCTGGTATGGCCGTTCCTGTACAAGGCGTATGCCTTGGGCGACTTCGCCGAGTTCCTGGAAACCTACGGTCTGCCGATCATCGTCGGCAAATACCATTCCGGCGCCACGGGCGAGGAGAAGGACAGCCTGATGCGGGCAGTCACCGCGCTTGGTCATGATGCGCGCGCGATCATGCCGGCCGAGATGACGCTGGAAGTGCAAAAGATCACGGGCGGCGCCGGCGAGTCCGCGCACCTGAAGATGATGGAGTGGGCCGAGCGATCGCAGTCCAAGAGCATCCTCGGGCAGACGCTGTCGGCCGACACCGGTGCCAACGGCGGTGGCAGCTATGCGCTGGGTCAAGTGCATAACGAGGTGCGCCACGACATCATGCGCAGCGATGCTCGCCAGCTCGGCGCAACGCTGACGCGGGATCTGGTCTATCCGCTCATCGCGCTCAACCGGGGCGGCGTCGACGGCTTGTCCCGCTGTCCGCGCTTTATGTTCGACCTCGGTGAGGCGGTCGACCTCAAGGCATATGCGGACGCCTTGCCGGGCCTGGTCAATATCGGACTGAAGGTTCCAGTCGCCTGGGCGCAGGAAAAGCTGCAGATCCCGCAGCCGAAGGATGGTGAAGCCGTGCTGGTGCCGGCCAAGCCTGAGTCACAACCGCCGGCCGCCGCCGCATTGACCTTGCAGCTCGGCACCGGTACTGCCGCGCTGTCGGCCGAGGCGCCCGACCCGAGCGAAGCCGATGCCGACCAGCTCGGCGCGGCAACCGCTGCCATCTGGACTGCCCGGATCGACGCGATCAAGGCCATGGTCGACCAGGCCACCGATCTGACGGCCCTGCAGCGTGACCTGGTCGCCGCATTCGGCGGCCAACCGCCCGAGGAGCTGGTCAAGATCATGACGGCCGCAATGGCGCTGGCCGAGATAAAAGGCATGGCCGACGCGCAGGCGGGGCGTTAAACGTGACCGTCGATATCGGCCTCAACAATCCGTTCGCCGAGCAGTTGGAGTTCTTCCGCAACAAGCTGGCGCTTCCGTCCGAACGATACGACGACATCCTGAAGGCGGCGCACGACCGCGCCTTCATCGTTGCCGGTGCGGCCAATGCCGACCTGGTGAATGACCTGCACCAGGCCATGCAGCGGCGCATCGAGGACGGCAAGGGACTGGAAGCGTTCCGCAAGGAATTCAAGGATGTCGTCCTCAAGCACGGCTGGGTCGGCTGGACCGGCGAAGGCAGCGCGGCCGGCCATGCCTGGCGCACGCGCGTCATCTACCAGACCAACATGGCCACCAGCTACGCGGCCGGGCGCTGGAAGCAGCTGACGAATCCGGCCTTGCTGTCAGTCCGGCCGTACTGGAAGTACCACCATGCGGACGGCGTGATGCATCCGCGTCCGCTGCACGTCTCCTGGGACGGCCTGGTCCTGCCCTGGGACCATCCGTTCTGGCTGACGCATTTCCCGCCGAATGGCTGGTTCTGTCATTGCTGGGTCACTGCGGTCGACCAGAAAGAGTATGACAAGGCCAAGGCAGAGGGACGCGCCACGCCGCCGCCCGGCTGGGATACCGCCGACCCGATCACCGGAGCGCCGCCGGGCATCGACAAGGGGTTCGACTACGCACCGGGTGCGAGCGTCAGCAAGCCGCTCAAAGAGTTCATTGATGAAAAACTGATCAACCTGGACGCACCGGTCGGCGCATCCATGTATGAGGCGATGCGGCCGATCCTGCAGCAGGAGATGCAGGCCGCCTACCAGGCATTCCTGGGTGAGGTGCTGGCGGATCCGGTCAAGCGCGGCCGTGTGGCGATCGTCGGCGCGATCGCACCCGAGACGCTGGCGTGGCTGGAGGCGAACAAGGCCATTGTGCCGGTCACGGCCGAGATTGCGGTGCAGGATGCCCTCATCGTCGGCAGGAAAGCCATACGGCACCAGGAAGCCGGCGACGCGCTAACAGCCGATGATTGGGCGCGCCTGCCTGACATCCTGGAGAAACCGGACCAGATCCTGTTCGACACGGTGCACGGCAAGCTGTTTTATGTTGCCTCGACGTCTGATCCGCAGCGCGATGCCAGGATCGCCGTGGAATTCGATTACCTGCTGAAAAAGAAAAAGGGCGAGACCAATCTATTGGTGTCGGCCTTCCGGGTGTCAAAAGACGCGCTCGCCGGATGGATCGTTGGCAAGCTGTATGAGGTGGTAATGTGAACCGGCGGGAGGTCGGACGTTCCTCCATCCATGCAGGCCGCCAGGGGCGGCTTTCGAAGCCTGTGGACTCCGAGATTTCCACAGCTCGCCGGCTCACGATTCAGTATAGGGCAAAAAGCCATGAACAAGGTAATTCAGGTCGACAACCAGGAAGTCAAGGAAGCGCTGGCCAAGCTGCGTGGCCGGATGGAAGACATGTCGCCGGTCCTGATGGCCATCGGCGAAGACATCATCGAGCGCATCAAGATGCGCTTCTCGTCCGGGGTCGGACCGGACGGCGCCAGGTGGAAGCCGAACGCACCATCGACCCTGATGCGATACATCCAGAGCAGGGGCGGTTTTTCCAAGAAGACCGGCAAGATCACCTCCAAGGGGCAGCAGCTGGCGATGGGCAAGCGCCCGCTGCAGGGCGAAACCGGCGATCTCGCCCGCCAGTTCAGCAGCGTGGTCGTTGGCGGAACCTCGCTGCTCGTGAGTTCGACGATGATTTACGCGGCCATGCAGCACTTCGGCGGCACCAAGGCACAGTTCCCGAACCTGTGGGGGGATATCCCGGCGCGGCCGTTCTTCCCGATCACGGCCAGCGGCGAGCTGTATCCGAACGAAGCCGAGGCGATCGTCGATCGCATCCGTCAATACCTGGAGGATTGACCGGAAAATGTCCGATTTGCTTTTTCCGCGTTTGGGCGATTTAATTGGAGGTGGGCAGCACATTCCCGCACGGTTCCTGCAGCGAAAGTTTTTAACGCTGATTTAACGGCCTTGCCGGCGCTTCCCGGCCTGCTTGCCGCCTGTCAATTTCTCTTTCCTCCCGGCTTTCCCATTTCTGGCTATCAAAATGCCTGCTGACAACTGTCAGTAGTTTCTCGCCGCGCGCGCGCCGGCACCATGGCGGACATGACGAAGAAAGCCACTCCCCGCCGCGCCACGATTCCTGCCACGCTGTTCGCCGTGGCGGCATGCTCCATGTCCCTGACAACGGGCAACGAGCTGCAGTTGACGCCGGCCGGGATCTTCCGCGGGTTGGACGGCCGGCCGATGGACGCGCCGCACTGGTATATAGACGCCGTCGTGGCGCAGCGGCTGATCGCTGCCGCCGACGCCAGGCAGACCAGCTACGTCATCGACTACGACCACCAGACCCTGCGCGCCAAGGAAAATGGCCAGCCGGCCCCGGCCGCCGGCTGGTTCAAGAAACTGGAATGGCGCGATGGCATCGGCCTGTTCGCGGTCGATGTCGAATGGACCGACGATGCCAAGGAAATGATCGCGGCCGATAAGTACCGCTACATCTCCCCCGTTTTCGGCTACGACAAGGACACAGGAACGATCACCGTCCTCTACATGGCCGCCATTACCAATAACCCTGCGGTCGACGGCATGGACCAAGTGTTATTGGCTGCCGCCTCGCGGCACTTCACCCCCCATCAATCCACCGCGTCCCTTTCTCAGGAGGTTCCTTCAATGGACGAACTGCTCGAACAACTTCGCTGGCTGCTCAACCTGCCGGTCGGCGCCACTGCGGAAGATATCCTCGCCCAGCTGCAGAAGCTGACCGAGGCCGTCAAACAGGCTGTGCCGGACCAGGCCGCCGCCGCTTCCTTCGACCTCGTTGCGCACCTGGCGGCGCAACAGCAAGCCATCGCCAGCCTGTCAGCTGCCACGCCCGATCCGGCCAAATTCGTCGCCATCGGCGTCATGCAGGAGCTGCAGACACAGGTCGCTGCGCTCACATCCCAGCTGAATACGACAAAGCTGGATGGCCTGATCAAACAAGCCATGGACGCCGGCAAGCTGCTGCCGTCGCAGGAAGCCTGGGCACGCGAGTGGGGCGGCAAGGACTTCGCGGCGTTGTCGGCCTATATCGACGTCGCGCAGCCGATCGCGGCGCTGACGGGCATGCAGACCGGCGGTACGCCTCCGTCCGGCGACAAACCCGGCGCCTTGACCGAGAACCAGGTGGCGCTATGCCGCGCCATGGGCATCTCGGAAGAGGATTTCCGCAACAACCTCCAGGCCGCGTCGCAGGCGTAAGCCGGCGGTCCGTTCATCTACCTCTTGATTGGAGACATCCATGGCTGCACTCACAGCTGACCGCAACACCCCGCACAAGGACGGCGATCTGCTCCCGGTTCTCGTTGCCGGGGCCACGAAGATCTACGCCGGCGCGATCGTCGTGGCCAACGCCGGCTATGCCGAGCCTGGCTCGACCGCGCTCAACCTGGTCTACCTCGGCCGCGCCGATGAGAGCGTCGATAACTCGGCCGGCGCAGATGGTGCGAAAACCGTCACTGTCCGCCGCAACAAGGCGTTCAAGTGGGCAAACAGCGGCGCCGACGCGATCACCCAGGCCGAAGTGGGCAAGACCTGCTACATCGTCGACGACCAGACCGTGGCCAAGACCGATGGTGGAGGCACGCGCTCCGCTGCCGGCAAGGTCGTCGGACTGGACGCGGACGGCGTCTGGGTCGAGTAAAGGCGTTCGCACCAGGGCGCAGCCGATCGCGCCCTGGGTGGCGAGACACAGTCACTTATATAGGACTTGCAAACAATGAAATCCCAACATTTCCGAATCCGACTCCTGGCAGGCATCGCCCTTGGCGCGCTGTTTGCCCTTGTTAACGTGCCGGCAATCGCCGCGTTGCTTCCTGCGACTGGCGACCATGGTGGAACCTTCCTTGCGGCCGGCATGCTGGTCAACAAGGAAAGCCTCAGCAACCTGTTCATCAGTCTGAAAACGACCTTCAACAATGCCTTCAGCGCCGCGCCCTCGGTATGGCAGAAGATCGCCATGAAGGTGCCGTCGACGTCTGGACAGAACGATTACGCATGGCTGTCGAAGTTTCCGAAGATGCGCAAATGGATCGGCGACAAGGCGGTCAAGGCGCTGGAAGGCTTCAAGTACACCATCGTCAACGATGACTTTGAAGCCACTGTCGAGGTAGACCGCAACGATATCGAGGATGACAACCTCGGCATCTACGCTCCGCAGGCGCAGATGGCCGGCGAATCGGCGGCGCAGCTGCCCGACGAGATCGTCATTGACCTGGTGAACAACGGCTTTACGGCAATTTGCTACGACGGCCAGTATTTCTTCGACACCGACCATCCGGTGAAGCAGAAGGACGGAACGACCGCCTCGGTCAGCAACAAGGGTACCAAGGCACTGTCGATCGCCACACTGGCCGCCGCACAGGCCAGCTTCGGCGCCGGCCGCACGGCGATGCGCAAGTTCAAGGATGACGAAGGCCGTCCGCTTAACTGCAAGCCGAACATTCTGATGGTCGGCCCGGCGCTGGAAGACACGGCCAACGCATTGGTGACGACCGATCGCCTGGAGGACGGCAAGCCGAATCCGTACAAGGGCACCTGCGAAGTGGTGGTCGACGGCCGCATCGAATCGGATACCGCCTGGTTCCTGCTCGACACGACCAAGCCAGTCAAGCCGTTCATCTACCAGGAGCGCAAGGCGCCGGTCTTCGTGCAGCAGACCGACATGTCAGCCGACGATGTGTTCAACCGCCGGAAGTTCAAGTTCGGCGCCGAGGCACGCGCTGCCGGCGGCTACGGCTTCTGGCAGCTGGCCTACGGCTCGGACGGCAGCGTCTAACCCGATACACCCCGCGAGCGAAGCTGTCGGCCCCCGCCCTGATTGATGGGCGGGGGCTGGAACAGGAACCCAACATCATTTCATCTGGAGCCTGAAATGGCAAAAAACGACACGCCGGCGGCAAATGCCGGCACAAACCCGGCCGGTACCGGATCGTCCTCCAAAGAACAGAGCGGCAAGCAAAAGAAGTCGACGGCAAGCACCGCTGGCCTCGAAGTGTGTTCGACTCGGGATGGCTTCCGTCGTGCTGGTTTGTCCTGGTCTAAGCAACCAACTACCGTGCCGCTGTCCGAGCTGACCAAAGAGCAGATCGCCACGCTCAAGGCGGAGCCAGCGCTGAAGGTGCGCGAAGTCGAAATCCAGGCCGACGCCGAAGACGAGAGCAAGGACGAGTAATCCATGCCCTACGCCACCCGCACAGACCTGGAACAGCGCTACGGGGAAGATGAAGTCGCCCAGCGCGAGGCAGCTCTGCCCGCCGGCGCTGTCGATCGCGCGCTGGCCGACGCCGACGCCCTGATCGATGGTTATCTGTCCGGCCGTTATGTCTTGCCCTTGTCGCCGGTGCCGGGGATCTTGCCGCAGCTGGCATGCGCGATCGCACGTTACAACCTGCTGGGAGATTCCGCCACGGAACGCTCTCGCAACGACTTCACCGACGCCATCGCCTGGCTGCGCGCTGTGCAGGATGGCCGCGTCCTCCTGGTTTCGTCCTTCAAGGCCGAATCCGCACCTGCCGCGACTGTCACGATGACGGCGGCGGAGCGAGTCTTCACACGGGCGGGTCGGCCATGATCAACGAAGTGATCCAGCGACTGAAGGACACCGTGCCGGCGTTAAAACTCGTCGAAGGCGCCGCCGGCTTCCAGGCGGCCGTCGAGAGCAATCCGAAGGTGACACCGTGCGTCTTCGTGATCCCGCTGGAAGAAACGCCTGGACAAAGCGTCGATGCGCCAGTCGTGATCCAGAACGTGCGCACCAAGATCGGCGTGGTCTTCGTGGTGCGCAACCTGACCGACGCCAAGGGGCTGGCCGCCAAGGTCGATCTCGACGCGCTGCGCAACGCGACAAAGGCGCAGCTGCTTGGCTGGCAGCCGCAAGCCGGTTATGACCCGCTGGAGCGCGGTCCAGGCGGTTTGCTGGCCTTTCGGGACGGCCACATGTGGTGGCAGGACATTTATCAATCGTCGTATGTCGACAGGAGTGTTTTATGAGTGCCAAAAAACGCACTGATATCCCCTCGATTTTTCCGGACTGCCCGCACTGGGGCAAGGGCGGGCGCTACGTGGTCGACCTGACCAATGGCCGCCGCGTTCCGGTCGAGGAAGCCCAGGCTGAGGCTGTGCAAGCCATGGCTGATACCAACAGTGGTGGCGAGTCCGCTGATGCCGCAGCTGCGGCCGATGCGGCGCCGGCCGCCGATTCCCAGCCCAACGTAAAGGAGAAGAAGCGTGCCTAATCTGATCGCAACCCCTCGCAAGTGGAAGAACAAGGCCATCCTGGTCAAGACCGAAGCCGCCTACGGCACAGACGCTGCGCCGACCGGTGCTGCCAACTGGATCGAGGCGCGCAACGTGACGCTGACGCCGATGGACGTCGACAAGGTTGAACGCAACATCGAAATGCCCTACATGGGCAATAGCGGATCCGTCGTGGTCGGCAAATGGGCAAAGCTCAGTTTCGATGTCGCCATGGTCGGTTCGGGCGCTGCCGGTACCGCCCCGAAATGGGGACCGTTGATGCTGGCCTGCGGCACATCCGAAACGATTGCGGCGGCGACATCGTCTGCCTACAACGTGGTCAGCGCGGCATTCGGTAGCGCGTCGTGCTACATCAACATCGACGGCACGCTCCACAAGCTGACCGGTATGCGCGGCGAGGTAAAAGGCAAGATGGCTGCCAAGGGAATTCCGATGCTGAGCTTCAGCTTCGACAGTCTCTATATCGCGCCGCTCGCCGAGGATCTCCCGGCCGTGACCCGTACCGGCTGGCAGCTGGAGGAAGGTGTCAATAGCGCCAACACCCTGCCGCTCACGCTCAATGGCATTGATCTGGCGTTTTCTTCGCTCGACTGGTCGTTTGGCAACAAGATGGCGCGTATCAACCTGCCGGGCCCGCAAGTGGAAGTCGCGATCACGGACCGTGCGCCGCAGGCGAGCGTGACGGTTCTTGCCCCGGATCTGGGTACCTTCGACCCGTTTGCACTTGTGGATGCCGGGACGGTCGTCGATCTCACGACAACGCATGGCTCCGCAGCCGGCAAGAAGGTTCAGACCGACATCAAGGCCAAGCTGATTGGCGTGGATTACGACAAGATCGACGACTTGCTGGCCTACAAAATCACTTTGGAGCCGACACCATCGGTCGGCAACGACGAGATCGTGCTGACCGCCCTGTAACACCGTGCCCCTCCCGCACGGGTGGGGCATACCTCGCGTTAAAACGTTTTCAATTCACATTGCTACTCCCAGGAGAGATTCCATGTTCAAGATTGCCGTCAATCCCACCTACACCGCCGAAGTCAAGGTCGATGTGCCGACCGACAACGGCAAGACCGTCCAGCGAGTATTCGAAGCGAAGTTCAAGCGTCCGACGCAGACCGAGTTGGACTCCATCTACAAGCGTATCAAGGACAGTGAATTGTCAGATGCCGGACTGATTGATGAGGTCATGGTGGGATGGAGTGCGGTTGCGGATGAGGAAGGTACTGCCCTGGAATTCAATCCCGCAAACCTCGCTGCATTGCTGGAGATCCATCCGACGCGTCCGACGATCGTCCAGACGTTCTTCTCCACTGTTCATGGCGCCAAGCGAAAAAACTGACGGATGCCGCCGTCTGGTGGGCCGGCGGCGGCAAGCGTATCACGCGCCCGAAGACCCATGTCAGCGCGCAGGTGGCGGACGACATGGCCGCGTTTGGCCTGGACGAAGAGATCGCCGGCGCCGAGATCAAGAGTGAGCAAGAAGAGCAAGCGGATGTCGATGAGTTCGAAGTCTTTGAGGAAAACTGGGCAACCGTCCAAGCCTTCCGTGCGATCGAGACGCAATGGCATTGGGCTTCAATCAATTTGCCACTTGCCGGCGGATTAGGCGGTTTCAGCACGCGGCTCGTCCGGACCGCACTCAAGCATGAGGCGATACCCATCCTGTTCAGCATGCGCGGAATCAAGAAGAAGGATCGTTCGGAGATTTACGAGGGCATCCTGGTCATGGAGCGCGCAGCCCTCCAGGAGATGCGCAAGCAGGAGGCGCAGCAGTCGGACTAGTAGCCCTTCAGCCTGAAAACGAGAGAAAAGTCACGCAATGAATGCGCCCGTAGAGTTTGGCATCAGGATCAAGGTCGATGGCAGTCAGCCGTCCGTCGACAGCATCGACAAGATCACCGACGCCACGTCCCGCGCCGGTGTGGCTGCCGAGACGGCCACACAGCGCATGTCGGCCGCGCAAAAGGAATTGAGCGGCGTCACCGCGCAGACCTGGATGTCCGCCACGGCCGCCATGGCCAAGAACAGCGACGCGACGGCCATGGCCTCCGACCAGGTGCAACGCCTGGTCGATAAATACGATCCGCTTGGCGCCAAGCTGCGCGCGTTAAAAGCCGACTTCGAATCCCTGAACAAGGCTGCGTCCAGCGGTGCGGTGCCGGCAAGCCTCGATGCTGCTACCGACGCAGCCTATCGCAGCCTGCAGAAGCAGATCCAGGCCACGCAAAAGCTGATGGATACCGCCGGCGGCGCGGTGTGGCAACAGACCATGCACGGCCTCAAGCAGGTGGGCGACACGGCCGAGCATGCGCATGACCAGATGGCGTCTGGCGCCCAGAAGAGCGCGTTCGCCACGGCGGGCGCCACCCGCGAATTGATCGTGCTTGGCCATGAAGCGATGACTGGCAATTTCTCGCGCATGCCCGGCTCGCTCATGGTGCTGGCCGAGCGCATGGGTAATCTGCATTCGCTGCTGAGCCCGACTAACCTGGGGATCGTCGCCATTGGCGTTGGCGTCATTGGCATGGCGGCAGCCATCGCGCACGGCCATGAAGAGATGGTCGCGATGAACAATGCACTGGCAGTCACCAGCAATTATGCGGGAATGACCCGCGCCAGCATTGATGCGCTGGCGGAGACGATGACCAGGACAAAGGAAGTCACGATCGGGCACGCCAAGCAGATCGTGACCGAGCTGGTCGCATCGGGGCGGATCGGGCAGCAATCGATCGCACAGGTCGCCCAGCTGGCCAGCGACTTTGCGAAAGCGACCGGTCGGGACATCGAGAAGATCACCCCGGAACTCATCAAGCTATTTTCCGACCCCGCCAAGGGCGCCGAGGAACTGAACAAGTCGATGCACTTCCTGACGGTGACGGACCAGGAGCACATCGTCACTCTGGAGCGCCTGGGCCGCACGCAGGAAGCGCAGCAAGTGCTGGCGGAGAAACTCACGCAACACATGCCCAAGCAGGCGGAAAATGTCGCCTTGCTGGAAAGGTCATGGCGTGGCTGGGCCGGAGCGATCGCTGAGGTGGTCGATTCGATTGGCAAGCTGGGCAAGACGGATACCACTGCGGACCTGTTGAAGAAAAACCAGCATCTGATTGAAGTGCTGGAGGCCGGTAACACTTGGGGCGTTAACGACAAACAGATCGAGCGCCTAAAACAAGCGAACATGGCGCTGATGGACAAGTACAAGGCCGAGCAGCAGGATGTCAAGGCGAGCGCCGACGCTGCAGCGGCAAATCAGCTCCAGGCGCAATCCTGGGATGCCGTTAAAAAGGCGTCGCAGCTCTACCATGCCCAGGAGCTGCAGGACCAGATGAAGCTGATCCAGCAATTGAAGCCTGAGACAGCCGATCAGGCCGCCGCGAAGCTGGATGCGGAGCGGCGTGTGGCCAAGGAAATCCAGGATCTCTATCGCTCGATGGGCGCCGAGGGCCGCCAGCTCGCCCAGCAGCGCGCAGCGTCGGAGGAGCAGCTGGAGCAGATCCGGATCAAGTCTGAAGAGGATCAGATCAAGACAGAGCTGGACCTGGGCAAGATCACCAAGGAACAGTTCGACCTCAAGATGGTGAACGTTAAACTTGAGGAGAACGCCGCCAAGCAGGAGTATGAGCACCAGGTCCTGCGCATCGGCGGCCTGTCGAAGGTAGAAGAGCAGGCACATAAGCTCCGGCTAAATCAGCTCCAGGAGGAGTGGAACTTCATTGAACAGGCTGGCGTCAACAAGCAGGCGGTCAAGGAGAAAGAAGCTTACGACGAGATCGTCAAGGCGGTCATTGATACCGGCAATGCGGAACTCAAGCGCCTGAACGACGCAATCCGCGCCCAGAAGGAACACAACGCCGAGATCGGCCTGACGGCCGAGGGCAAGGCGGCGGTCAAGCGCGCCATCGAGGATGAAACGGCAGCACAGCTGCAGAGCGACGCGGCCTTTCTGCAGTCGCTGCTCGATGAACAGCAGTTCGATGAAAAATCCCGCGCCGTCTACGAGATGCGCCTCAAGCTGCTGCAGGACGAGATCGCCAAGCGGCGCGAACTGGCGGGACTGATGGGCCAGGCGAGCGTGCTGGAGGCCGAGGCCAAGACCGCTGCTGAAGCAAAGAAGCTGGCAACCGACGTCGGCAATTCCCTGTCAGACGCGATCGTCAATGGCGGCGAGCACTCCGCCCAACGCCTGCGCAGCATCTTCGGGCGCCTGGTGTTAAATCCGATTGTGCAGCCGATCGGCGCCGCTTTGGGCAGCATGGTGTCCAATGTGGTTTATGGAAGCAATGGGATGTCCACAATTGGCACGCTCGGCAGTGCAGGGTCAAATCTATATAGCGCAGCAGCTGGCATGACTTCGATGGGGAACACTGCCGCTCAGCTCTATCAGTACGGATCAACGGCGCTCGCGGGAGGAACTGCTGCTGTCTCCACGGGCGCTGCTGGAACTGGATGGGTTTCTGCGGAAGGTGGAGCGTCTTACCTGTCAACCGGAGCGTCATCAGTCGGTTCAGCATTCAGTACCGCTGTTCCGTACCTTGCCGCAGCCTATGCGATTTACTCGATCGCCAAGTCGCTTGATCACTCAGGCACGTACCATACCGGCGCGCTCGCTGAGTACAGTGCTGCTGGTGGCCTCCTGACGGGTTCAAACGGTACGCACGCAGGGCCGCGAGCAGGAGACACGAACTATGGGACTGGCTTTGGTGGCGTCGATTTCTCTCAGCAGACCGCTGATTTCGTTGGCGGCATCAGCAAATCGATCGTCGGCATTCTCGATTCCACGGCAGCGACGTTCGGCAAGACGGCAGGCTACACGGCTGCGACCGCGTTCGCTGACGACACATCGAAGGATGGCGCTTGGGGCGCGCTCCTGATCTCAAAGCTCGGCGAGAAGATCGTCGATTGGCAAGACGCGCGAAACAGCTCATGGGCGCCGCGCGAGTTCGGTGACGGTGAAGCTGGTCGCACTCAGTACCTTGCCGAGTTGAGCAAGTCAGTTCGCACGGCTCTTGATGACATTGGCCTGCCAGGTTGGGCGCAATCGATGCTCGATAGCCTGGGCGACGCGCCGGCATTGACGGACCTGGCCGCAGTCGTGGACAAGGTCAATGCGATACAACATGCCCTTGTCGGCATGGGTGATGTGATTGCCGGATTCTCCAATTTGAGCGATGACGCCACATCCGCGCTGATTGCAGCGTCGGGCGGTGCCGACTCCTTCATCTCCGGGATGAATGCCTTTTATAACGACTATACGAACGAGGCTGAAAAAGTCGCAAACCTGTCATCGCAGGTGAGCGCTGCTCTGGCCGCCGTCGGCCTTGAAATGCCCACGACGCGCGATGGATTGCGGGCATTATTCGAGGCTCAGTTATCGCTTGGCGAAGCGGGGGCGCCTGCAGTCGCCGCGATCTTGCGTGTGCAGGGAGCATTTGGAACGGTTGCGGATTATTCGAAGCAGATGGCCGATCAGGCGATAGCGGATGCGCAGCGCCGAGCGGATGAAAGCAACCGCCTGGCGCAAGAAGAACAGCGCATCGCAAGCCAACGCACTGACCTTGAACTCCGCCTCATGGAGCTTTCGGGCGACGCGGCCGGCGCCCTTGCTATTCAGCGCCAGCGTGAACTAGCCGCCATGGACGATGCACTGCAGCCGCTTCAACAGCGCATCAATGCACTCGAAGACCTTGCGAATGCTGAGCAATCCGCCTTGTCCACATTCCAGGACTTCATGTCGGGCATCAACTCGACCCTCGATTCTTCACGGTCCGCCCTTCAGGCATCGTGGGACGATCTGAAGCGGCGTGCCGGCGCCGGCGACGCGGCGCGGCAAGTGCTGCAGCAGGCATATGACCGCGAGTCAGCAGAAAACGCACGGCGTATTGCAACCGCCGATACGGCGCGGCAGGCACTGGATGCGGCCTATAAGGAGCAGGCCGATGTCTTCCAAAAAACCATCGACCAGTTCGACACGTTCGCAAAGTCCTTGGCTGACTTCCGCACCCAGCTTGCCGTTGGCGATCTGTCGCCACTCTCTCCAGAGCAAAAGTATTTGCGATCCAAAGAGGAGTTTGAGCGCGTTGCTGCAGCTGCCCGTGCAGGTGACGTTGATGCAATTGGCCGGTTGCAAGGAGCAATCAGTACGTTCCGATCCGCGTCAATGCGGTACAACGCCAGCTCTGCCGGCTTTGTCTCGGATGCCGCGGCAACGGATGCAGTGCTGCAGGAAGTGCAGTCATTCGCAAAGTCAAAAGCAGATGATGGGCGTACCCAGTTGGAAGCGCTTAATCAGCAAGTCGTCGGCCTGCTGACTGCATCAAACAGTTCGGCGCTATCAGTGGCTGATGCGATTGCGAACCTTCGGTCTGCCTTGCCGGATGCCGAGGCGGCACAGCAGCGGCAAGCGACGATTGATCAAGAGGTTGCCGGATTGCTCGTTGCAGCTAACAATTCGGCGCTGTCCGTTGAAGACGCCATCGCGAACCTGCAATCTGTGCTGCCGGATGCTGAGGAGGCGCAGCGGGAACTGACCCTCCGTCAGAGTGAGGTCGAGGCGTTGCTCGGGCTGACAACCGGCGTTGGTGACCTGCAGACAACGATCGACAACTTCCGTAATGCACAAACAGCGGTTACCACGGCGAACTCGAATCAGTCGGCCATCGGCAGCATGTATCAAGACATCCTTGGGCACGGCGCTGATTCGGCGGGACTGGCAAGCTGGATGAACGTGCTGAATCACGGCGGGACGCTGGATCAAGTGCGGGCTGGCATCCAGAACAGCCCGGAGAAGGCCATCCAAGATCTGTACAGGTCTATCCTCGGTCGGGCCGGATCAGCGGATGAAGTTCATGCATGGCAAATGCGCTCCCTTGGCGGAACGTCGATCGACGATATCCGCAATGCGTTCCTGAACTCGGACGAATACCTGCGCAATCATTCGCACATGGATGGCGGTGTCGCATCTGGATGGTCGCTCGTCGGTGAAGAAGGACCGGAGCTGATCAACTTCACTAATCCAGCGCGGGTCTACACCGCAAGCCAGACGCGTGCAGCGCTTTCTGATGGTGAGAGTGACCAGGCCGCGCGGGAAACATCTGCAGCGATCAGGCGCAACACCGAGGTCGTGGAGCGCCAAAATGAATTGCTCGAACAGCTCGTATTGGAAGTGAGGACCGGGACGGAATCGGGGCATATTGACATCCGCGATCTCAAGCAGCATTTGTCCTACGTAGTCTCCAAGGTGGCAGCATGAACGAACAAATAATGCTCGTCGAAATCGACGGCTACAACAAGGCGACAGGGCTCGAAGAGACTCTGCGTTTTTGTGACGGGCTGGCATACCGGCTACGGCCGACCGAGACGCCGGCCAATGCGTTGTACCGACCGTTCGTGTTGGATCCGGGGTGGTGCCGCGTTGACGTATTTTCAAAGCCAGGGCAATACAGCCACGTGACGCCGGGCGAAGTCATCTTGCAAGACATGAGCGGCTCGCTCGGTGCACAGCTGATCAACTATGCATTCGACGGCCGCCGCATCGTCATGCGGATCGGCGATCGCGGCGCAGCCTATCCTGTCGGGTTCGTGACGGTCATTAACGGCACGCTCGATGGGCAGCCCACATTCAACTGGGACCGGATCATCTTTCGACCGGCCGATCTCACTGCCGCGATGCGCAAGCCGCTGCAGACCGAGCGGTACGCCGGGGATAACGTGCTGCCGAATGGTGTGGAAGGCGTCGACGACTTGAAGGGGCGGGTCAAACCGATCGTGCTTGCCCTGGCATCGAACATGACGCCGCAGCTGGTCAATACCTCGAAGTTGATCTATCACGTGTCGATCCCGGTCGGTACGGCGGCCGTCTCTGTGTCGGCGGGTCGGGACAAAGGCGTGCCTCTTGTCGCCGGCGCGGCCTATGTGTCGATCGCGGATATGCTGACCAACGCACCGGCAGCGGGGCAATACCGAGTCCTGTCAAATGCCGTCGATGGGTGCTATGTCCGCCTGGGAAGCTCGCCAGCCGGCGCTTTCACGCTTGATGCCGCGTACGGCACGGCGACCGACCGGACCCATGCTCAAGTCTGGCGCCGCATTCTGCTCTATGCCGGTGTAGCACCGGAAGCGATTTCGGACGCCGACGTCGCGGCGCTCGACGCTGCACTGCCTGCTGAGATCGAATTTGCCGTCTTCGACGAAACCACGGTCGACGCGGTATTGACTGACGTGGCCACCAGCGCCGGATCCGGATGGATTGGCGACGAGCTCGGCATCTACAGGATCACGCAGTGGTCCGCGCCGGCCGGCACGCCGGTGGCCACGCTGTCGACACCGAGAATGGATTCGATGGGAATTGCCGATCCGGTCGGAAACGGCGACGTGGCGCCAGCCTATCTGGTCACCGTGCAATGGGGCCGGAACTGGACCGTGCAGCCGGATTCTGCACTCGGCGGGGACAAGACGAGCGTAAGCGACCCGGTACGCGCACCTGGTGGTCGCGCCGGCATTGCTGCACGCGCGTGGCTTGCCGTTGAGACAAGGACAGTCACGGCGAGAGATCTGAGTGTGCAGACCGCGCACAAGAATGCGGTGGAACTCGCGCTCACATCCCTTATCGCCGACCAGGCGGCCGCGCAAAGCTTCGCCAACGCGCAGTTGGCGTTGTACGGCGTTGACCGGCACATGACCCAGCTGTCGCAATGGCTGTCGCCGGCGCAGATCGACGTGATCCGACCAGGCGTCGTAGTAACGGTGAAAGAGACCCGCTGGGCATATGACGCCGGACGCATGATGCGGGTCGCCGGCGTCAAGATCGATCGCGGTACCGGCAAAACCGAATTGAACTGCTGGGGCTGATATGGCAAATCCAAGTTTTTGTTATCCGAACTGGACACTTCCCACAGCGACCGTGACGCCGACGATTACCGGACCGGGCTGGGTTGATCTCGATCTGCTTCAGGGCGACGTCTTGTCCGAGATGGCGCGCAGCGACAGCGTTGATCCTGCATTGACCAAGGTCGTCATCGACATGGGGGCGATGCGCAACATCCGCGTGCTCGCGATTCCGCTGCATAACGCCAAGCTCGGCGACGCTGCAAAGATGCGGCTGGCCACGGACGTCGACTTTAACGATGTCACGCTCGACACGGGATGGAAGCAATTCTTCGGTGAGACCTATCCGTTCGGCTCACTGCAGTGGGGCGCCGAGGAATGGTTGACTGGACAGTTGAGTGTGGAGCGCGCTACCGGAAAAAGGCCACCCTGGATGCACGTTGAACAGTCAGACGTCTATGGCCGGTATCTTGAGGTGAGTCTGGATTTTAGCGGCAATGCGGACGGCTTCGCCGACCTCGGACAGATCATCGCATCACCGGCCGTTTCACCCATCTATAACCGCTCCTATGGGGCGAATCCGCCGTTTCTGAGAGATCCATCGACGAAGACCAGGACAAGAGCCGGCACGCAGTTCGCTGACAAAAAGCAATCGTACCTGATGACCAGGATGCAGTTCGACTGGCTCGGAGAGAACGAGCTATATGGTGGCTTTTTTGAGATGGTGCAGGAGTATGGAATCACCAAACCGATGTTCTTCATCTGGGATGCCGATGCGCCGGCGGGCTTGCTCGCAAAGCAAAGCTTTATGGCCACGGTAGAGAACATCAGCGACCCGGTGCATCCGAGTTACGGCCGTTACTCGCTGCAGATAGAAGTTGCACAAGCTTTTTAGGGAGAGATCGTGTCATTCACATTTACGATTAACGGGCACACCTATACCAGCGACCCGGCCAATGTCGATGTGCCGGACGGCTATCGATTCATCGGCTATGGCTACATATCGGCACTGGGCAACCTGGGCGCCGATCTTGCCACCGTGGCCGCGCAAGTACTGCTGTCTGCCGGATCGGCCACAAACAGCGCACAGGCAGCAAATGACAGCGCCATAACTGCCACCGGCGCGGCTGACGTGGCGACGGACAAGGCGGCAGAGGCATCGGCAAGCCTTGCGGCGACACAGGTGCTGGCGGATTCCGTCGCGGGGATGAGCAGCGTCTTGCTATCGGATCACATCTATTTCAACACCACGACGGCCGTCAACAAGGCCGTGGCCAACCGCGAACGTTGCAAGGTGACGGCCGCGTGTACGATCACGGCGCCAGCGGCGCCAGCAGACAACGACGAATTCGTATTGCTGATCCCTGCAGGTGTCACCGGTGTCGTGATCGCCCGCAACGGATCGAACATTGACAGCGTCGCCGACGACTTCACGTTGGATGTTGCGAGCGCGACGGATTATTACGTGACGGTCACGTACTTTGGCCCCGCTGTGGGCTGGGAGGTAATTTTCTAATGCAAAAACTTAGCTCAAAACTCAGCCTGTACCCGGCAATCGGCGACTTCAAAGACTTCGGTGATCATTGGGAAAGCCTGATCATCGAGAACGGGCAACACTGGCTCAAGCTGGGCGCGGCCATTCTTGATGATGGGACTTATGCACAGGCGCGTGCCCTTCCTCGGTTGAACCCGATCGTATCGGCGTACGCATTGCCGAACGTCGGAACTGCGGTGCGCGGAATCACGCTCGCAAACGGAAACATCGTTACCGGTGTCAGTGCAACTGGCGGAAAGACAATCAACGTCTCTACGGATGGTGGGGCGACATGGGCGAACAAGACCGTTACAGGTAGTACGACGCATAATGAGGTGACGGAACTTGCGACAGCTGGTACGACGGTCGTCGCAACGTGCGACTACAATGCGACTGCGACAAACCGGTTCATGCACTCGACCGATAGTGGTGTGACGTGGAACTCGACTGGGCCGAGCGAAACAGCGTCTTGGGATGGATTAGCATGCAAGCCGGACGGGTCGTTGTGGGTCGCCGCAAAGTCACTGGCAGGCACGCTCGGATTTTCCCGGACGTCGCCCGACGGCGTGGCGTGGACTGACCGCACGCCGGCAGGGCTCACCAGTGTTACGTCGATCAGCCGCATCCGCTGGTCGGCGCTGATGGATACGTTTATCGGCAGTGGGGGCGGTAGCAGCTCGAAATTTTTCACGACATCAGACGGCATTAACTTTACCGACATTACGCCGGCGGGCGTGTCCGCTGCGGTGTTTTATGATCTGTTCGAAGTTGGTAGTGTCATGTACATGCCCGGAGCACGTACGCTGACCGGCGGCACGTCGCAGCCTGGTTACTGGAAATCTACCGACAACGGCGCAACCTGGACGTTTACGACATACGCCACCATCGCCGCTCTCGCAAACTATGCCTCAGCGTGGGAGATGCGGTATCTCGGCGGTATGTTCTATTTCATGTCGACCGGTAACAACGTGTTCCCCGTCTTTGTTACGTCGGCTGACCTCATCACGTTCTCGTCGCCGAAGCCGGCCTATACGGGAATATCGACGGCCTACCGATCGTTCGTCATCCAATCGTCATTCAAGTGCGGAAATCGGCTTGCGATCGGCATGACGAACGGAGGGCAGATCTACGACTTGCCGTTGGCATCACAGTATGTCGGTGCGCCGTCGTACACTCAGAGCCCGACGTCTAACTCGACCCTGTTGCAGCAGCAGTTCGGCAAATTCGTGAGGATCAAATGACCATGAGCACACCGATCATCATTACCAGCCTGCCGGGACCAACAAACGATACGGCTGTTCCTCGGAGCGTCACGATGCGGCAAGCCCGGCGGGCTCTGTTTGCTGCGGGTCTTTACGACAGCGTCGATGCAGCCATTGCGGCCATTGAGGATCCGTCGACGCGCAAGGCTGCGCAAATTGAATGGGAATACTCGCAAGAGGTGCATCGAGATAAGGATCTGGTGCAGATGCTCGCGCCTGCTCTTGGTCTTGACGATGCAGCTCTGGATCAGTTGTTTATCACTGCCTCGAGGCTCTGAAATGAAGATTGCCTTCTACAAGGGCCGCACGCGGCTTTTCAATCGCTTCGTCAGCTGGTGGACCAGCGGACCATATTCGCACGTGGAAGCGGTTTTTGACGGCTTCCAAAGCTTGGATGCGCCAGTCTTATGTGCGTCGTCCTCATTCATGGACGGTGGTGTACGGATGAAAATGATCGAACTCACGCCGGCTCATTGGGACATTCTCGATATCCCCGCCATCGACAGCACCCAGGTGTGCGAGTGGTTTCATAAGCATGTCGGGTGTCGCTATGACCTGGTCGGTTTGCTATCGACTTCGTGCCCGATCAAGCAGGATCGGGACCGCTTCTTCTGCAACGAAGCGATCGGAACGGCGAGCGGCCTGCGCGATGCCTGGCGCTTTAACCCGAACAGCTTTGCCCGAATCTGTGAGCTGCTTGGCGGTGTATGGGTCCAGGGCGGTCCGAACGGCGAATCCCATGCGTGCCTGGCGTCGGCACGTTTGGCCGGAACACATTAGGCGTTAAACGAGAGCGACGGTAACGGTGCGGCCTTCGAGGACTTTCAGATGGGGCAGGTTGACATCCTGTGCAGGTAGGCGGTGGTAACAAGGTTGTGGCGCGTAACGAGCTGATCATCGACAGCTGGAACCGGGAAGTTGAACCGGACGGGCTTTTTTAGGGGCAGAGCCGAGACAACTGCGCTTGGACTGGTATTTTTGACAGTCCCAATCTTCCCGGACTACCCTAAAATATGATTGCTGTATGGCAATATTTGTTATCAACAATCTTTTTGCGGAGGTAGATGTGGATGATCTTCTGAAGGCCATTGGGGTCGTAATCCTCTTGATTCTGGCTTGGCTTTTCTTTCAAAGCTACGGTTTTGCCAAAGACCATCATATTGAGACAGGGGTGGTATTCAATGCGGCAATTTTCTTGGCTGTCTCAACGGGAGTTGCAATTTGGGTGGCATCTCAATTCGGGATCACCGAGGGCTTTTGCATATGGCTAATTCTGAGCTGGGTGGCGGTCTGCCCGGTGTTGGCAGCAATTGCCGAGGTCAATCCTACGGGATTCAGTCTAAGCATCGGCGGAGGAGACCCGGCTTGGTATGGAGTTTGGTGGTTCAGGTGGGGCGTTGGCTTCGGGCTGGTCGCTTTGAGTGGATACCTACTGCATCGCAAACACGCGTATTGATCGATGTGGTATTCCGATGCAGTGATAGGAAGCCCTCCTTGTGAGGGCTTTTCTTTGAGCAATTCAGACGGGGCGCAGTGCCAAATCTCCTACAGATTTCCCGCCGCAATGCGTGCCAAATTCTACGCAAATCGGTGCCAAAATGCGCGCCGCGTTACAGATGTGCGGGCGCCTTCACCTTGGGCAATCTTGCGCAATAAGCAAAAGAAAAAGGGCTTGCGTTCTCACGCAAGCCCTTGCATTTCTGGCTCCCCGACCTGGACTCGAACCAGGGACCTGCGGATTAACAGTCCGTCGCTCTACCGACTGAGCTATCAGGGAAAGGAGGCCGAATTTTAGTGGTTCGTCACTGAAATGTCTAGAGGGCGCGTTTTTTGTATTCAAGGCAACATGCGCCCGGCAAACCTGGTTTGTCTGCCCAATGCTTGATCCTTCTCGCTATCAATGCGCCCAGACGCGATAGTGTCATGTTTGTAAAGATTACCGATCATGGCCTGAACTCTGAGGAGAGGGATATGTCTCGCAGCATTCTTTCCATCGAAGAAATCAATCATCTGATCCGCGCGGAAATGCGCAAGCACGAGCAGTGCGCCAAGGTTTCCCTCAAAACCATTTATTGGCATGAACCGGACTCAACTGGTTGCAATTGGGATGCGAACATGTGGGAGGGCGATGTGGCCGATGCGCTTGCGTGCAAGGAGCAGATTATCGAGGCAGTCAAGGACTTGCGAGCGCGCTACAACATTCCGAAGCCGGAGTGAGGCGGTCGATCGCCCACGTTGCAACTGCCGTCGCACGTAAAAACCACAATAAGTCCGACTAGCCGGTGAATGCTCCCGGCCGGCTTCGCTGTCCGCCCTTCAGCGGCGGAGCAAGGCTCTGAGCCAGGCAAATGCGAAAAACCGGCGTCCGAGACGAATCCTGGTGTGGAGCGATTTACCCATGATGACCTCCCATGCTTGAGATGCGCTTCCGCCTGGTTTATCGCAGGGTTGAACTGCCTCTCAATCGAAATTGTAGGAGCGGCATCCTTACGAGAAGATGACAAGCGCCGGCGGACGGCTTTGCCTCGCATCAAAAACAACACTGCAAGGCGGCTGGCCTGCATGGCACGAGGTTTGCATCGTTAGTGGCATAGGTGCCGCAGAAAAACAGAAGAAAACGCGCAATTCTTTTCTTTTGTTTTCGTGAGAAGCTCATGACCAAACCGACCAAAGAGCAAGTCCGCAAATGGCAGCAGGAACGCATCAAGTCGCATGCGCCGCCGCCTGACCCCATGCATATCCGGCGCGAGCTCGGGTGGGGCTCGCTTGAATTCCAGCACCCCAACGCGGGGAGATCGAACGCGCCCGGCTGACGGATCGAAGCAGGATCAGTGGGGGCGTACCGGGACGTCAAGTGGAATACCCCAGACGCCGATACCCTTGGCGCGCGCGATTCTTTCCATCGCTGTGTAGTGAAACGGCGCATCCGGCAGGGCGAGCGCCCAGCCGCGTTGCAGCATCCATTCGCTCAAGTCTTCGTCACCCGTCTTGCAGCTCGCCGTAATGCTGCCGTCGGCATTGACAGCGCGTTCCATGCAGTGGACGAAGTCGCCGGAGATCTTGAAGTCGAGCGCGAGCGCGGCGCGCGTTCCGCACGGTGTCGGGCGAATGAAGGTGTAGCAGGTGCGCTCGGTGGGCGGGATGTAAATGCCGTACAAGCGAATCAGGCGACCGTCGACGACCAGCGAGCCGTCGTCCTGCACGAATGCGAAGCTGGAAATGTCCGCTGCTGCCGGCGCAGGTGTGCCAATCACGGCACCGGCAAGCAGTGCGAACGCGATCTTTCTCAAGGATTTTCCTGTGTTCACATTGCGCCTTTGGCCGGCGGGATGACGAAACTCCTTTGCGCTGACAGCTTCGACAATCAACTGTAAGGTTTGGAGCCGATGTCGACGATGAACTCGGCGGCGCTGAGATAGCCTTCCGTCGGATTGATCGGCTGACGCTGAGGATCCCCGTGGTGCTCTTTCGCCAGTTCCGGCGCGATCTGCTCCAGCAGGTCCAGCGGGATGGATTCCGCACAGGATTCGACGAGGGCGAACAATTCGGGAGACAAGCCCTGGCCCTCCCGCACGCGCTGCGCAAGCGAGGCAAAGCGCGGACGCGCAACTTCCATCAGCGCCGCCCGCATGCGTGTGGATGACGGATTGGAGCGCGACGCTTCGGCAAGATCCGCATGATCGATAACAGGTATCGCCGCCACGCCGGTGCCAGGCCGGGCCAGCTTGAATGGATCAAAATCCGCCTCCAGCAGGTAGCTCAGGAATCGCTCGTGGAATTCGCTGTGCGTTACAGCATCCAGTGCGAGTGCATGGAAGGACGGTCCAGCCTCTTCGTTGTAGGCGCGTGCGCCCTTGCGTGCCAAGGCTTGAAGCCGTGACCAGTCGAAAGAGGAGGGCGCGCGTTCCCAGCTTTCCTGCAGGTCAATGAATTCGACGATCAGCCGGTTGATTTCGTCAGGGTCGTGTTGGGGCAT